CAATATCATTACCGAGCACTCTTACTTTTTTACTAGTCCTAAACATACTGTAAACAACAACCGGAATTGCCACTAACAATACACCTAAAACAAATGCAATTGTTTGTTCCATATATTATTAATTTAATTTTGTGGATCCTCGGCTAAAGGTGTACTAGTTGGTACAGGAGTACCNTCAGCTGAAAGCTTATTAAATTGATATTTAGGTTTGATAACTTCATTAAGAGCAATCCCTTGAGATTCTGCATTATTGAAAGTATCAAAATCTGCTGGCTCTACGTCTAAATAAACATACGTAGCACCTTCGAATTGAATTGCCAATGTTTTGAATTGATAATTATATGAAGCTGATACTACTGTAGAGCTATCATAAGTTGAACTGGTTGATGTTTTCATATTATTTGTTTTGAATATTATATATTATTAAATTATTTTGTTTCAAAGTTATGTGTTACCACCACCTAAACCACTACCTTTCTTCAATGCAGCTATAGATTCTGGAGAAATATCTACTGTCATTTTAGTTGGTAATTTAGCAGGAGTTTCTTTAGCACCTGGTTTAGTAGCACCACCTCCAAAAACGGCGTTTTTAACTCCAGTAACTGCGTTTCCAACTTCTTTTAGTATACCACCTTGTGATTCATTACCTTCTTTAACTGTTGTTTTGAATTTTTCTAACATTGTTGCAAGATTCTTTAATGCATCTTCTAATGAACTACCCATTTGTGCTAAAATATCTCCAGGAGAACCTCCTTTTGATAATACAGCTAATGCTTCGAACATTTTTCTACTTTCAGTTAATTTTGTTAAATCTAATGCATTAATTGAACTTGATATTTTAGGGAAGTTTTCACCAGCTTTACCATATGTAGTTGCTAATGCTAATTGCATTTTATATTGTGCAGTATAACCTGCTACCGCATTTCCTGCATCAACTTGACCAAATAATAATCGAGAAACCATTTGACCCATGTAAGGATTAAATTTATTAGTAGCACCAACTATATTAGGAATAGAGTTACCCATTTTTTCATATGTAGTTCCTACTGCTGCTGTTAAAAGTTTAGCTGCATTTAAAACTGTAGGATCAGTAGATCCACCCGCGGTTGTAAAGGCTGCAAGTAAAGCTGTAATTTGTTCTCCAAACTTTTTAGCATCGACCTTCATAATAATAGGAATAGCTGATTTAATGTTATCACCGAAATCATCATAAGTTTCTCCAGCAGCTTTCATTCTACCATTACCAAACCAGAATTTAGTACCATCTAAATCACCTACTGCTACAACAGCTGCAAATAAACCTTCTACTATTGTTTTTAATTTGGCCGAGTCTATTTTCTTATCAATAAATCCTAATACAGCCTTTACAGTTTCTGATAATGCTTGATATGGTTTTGTTAATGTATTTACAATAGATATTCCTTTTTCATATGCAGTATCACCTTGCCACCAACTAGATTCTGTTGCTTCGTCGTCTGCAGCAGTACCACCACCTATAGTAACAAAAGTACTTGTCAACGCTAAGATTAAATTTTTAGTATTTGTACCTACTCTTTGCTTTAATTCTTCAGGTGTCATTTTTGATAAATCTGTATATCCAGTAGCTTTACCATTTTTGTCAAAACCTGTTGGAAATTTAAGATTTGCCATCATCACAACCCCTTCGGCCAGATTTTTAAGAGGAGTTCCTAATTTATTAGCAATATTAACACCTTTTTCATAATCAGTACTTCCGAACCATGAAGATTCTTCACCTGCGCCTATTGCTGAAAAAGTTGCAGTTAAACCAGTTATTATTTCTTTTACATTATCGTTAACCTTTTTTGATGTGGCTTGAATATTGTCTACTGTTGTAAATTCAATAGGTTTACCATTTTTGTCCCATTTTGTTGGAAATCTAAGATCAGCCATAGATTGGAATCCCATAGCAATACCCTTTAATGCATTACCCATACCAGAGACTGCAGATATACCCTTAGTTACTGGATGTTGATCAGATACCGCATTTAGTAATGCACCTAAAATAGTTGTAGGTCTAGGTAATAAATTACCGGCATCAGCAAAAACCCCAACTAAAGCATCTACTATCATCTTTGTATTTGCTGCAACCTTTGCAGGCGCATCAGATTTCATAGATTCAAATTTAATAGGTTTACCATTTTTGTCCCATGCAACTGGAAAACGTAAGTTAGCCATTTGTTGGAAACCCATTGCTATGCTAGTTAAAGCATTACCCATACCTGATACAGAAGAAATACCTTTAGTTACTGGATTTTGATCTGAAACTGCATTTAGTAATGCACCCATAATAGTTTTAGGTCTAGGTAACATATTACCTGCCTTTGCAAATGCATCTATTAATATAGTTGTTACTAATCCTACGTTAGTTCCTAAAGTTTTTAAATCTGTTGCTTTAGTTATTTTTTGGAATTGTTGTAATCCTATTGCAACTGATTCTAATGCATAACCAGCTGATTCTAACGCAGGAGCTCCAGCATACATTGCTGCAATTTGAAGAGCGCCTAAAGAGAAAGAATCTGCTACAGCTAAAAACATAACTTCCATGTTGGTCATCTTACGACCTCCACCGAATCCCATAAAGCCTTTAGTTACTTGACCGCTGTCACCGAACAAACGGCCTGAGCCCATCATATCTTGTATTGGCAACTTATTAAATTCACCTATACCGCGACCTACTATGTATAACGCTGCTCCAGCTGCCATCATTGCTGCTGAACCCAGTGCAATAAAACCTGCAACAATAGGAATACCTGCTAATGCAAATGCAGCACCAACACCCACTATAATTGCAGCCATCATACCTAGATTTTCCCAGGTAACACCTTTAAGTCCTGCTTGAAACTCTTTTACACCACCACCTAATATGTATAATGCAAGTCCTGCCGCTGCCATAGCTGCTGAACCTAATGCAATATATCCTGCGTTTGGTCCTTCACCTGCAATTGCAAATGCTAGACCAACTCCAGCAATTACTGCACCCATCATAAGCATTTTTTCCCAGGTAACACCTTGTAATGCTTCTTTTAATTTTCCAACTCCATATGCAATAATTACTACAGCTATTCCTGCAAGCATCATTGCAATTGAACCCTTTTTAATAAGTTTATCTTCGTTTCCTAATAATCCAAATACTACACCAATACCAGCAATTACTGCAAGTACCATAAATGATTTAACAACATCTTCACCTTTGAAATCACCCATTGCATATTTCATAAATATAATGGCTAATCCTAATAAGAATATTGCTACTGCAGCTAATATAAGTCCTTGTGCTCCTTTTTTAATATTTTTACCGGCAGCACCTCCTATAAATGCAAAGAATAATGCTATACCAGCAACAATTAACATAACTTTAGCTACTTCTTCAAATCCAATACTTTCTAATATTAAGTGTGATAGTACCAATGCAATAGATATTCCTAAAATTGCAGCACCTGCATATAATAATGCTTTACTGGTTTTTTTCATAGATCTATCAACCTGCATTTTATCTAATAACCAAAATATACCTCCAATTGTTAATAAAACTAAACTAGCTACTATAAGTCCTGCTACTATTTCTTTTACTAAAAATCCTATTAATATTAAAGTTAAACTGATTCCAAATAAACCTAGCGCTAGATCTAAAAGTGATTTGGAAAATTGTTCCATGGCCTTTGCATCCAGTTTCATTTTTCCTAAAAGCATTATCAATAAACCAAATCCTAGTAAAACTAGGCCTGCAACTAATAATCCTCCTAATATAAGTGGAGATAATAGTGCCATTAACACTAAACTTGCTGACAATATAAGTAATGCTTTACCAACATCTCCCAATGCGGCTATGTTTTCTAATCCTTTTTTGTCTAATTTTTGAGTGGCCCACATCAAACCATCTACCATTAATCTAATAAGTGGTACTATTAATAACATCGCCACTCCAGCAATAATTAATAATGGTAACGCTAAGATCATTAATCCAGCAAATTTTAAGATTGACCATCCAATATCTCCAAGTGCTAATAAACCATTAGTTAAAGCTTCCATTTTTAATTTAAGCTCTTTACCGTCTGGTGCTCTTTCTAACGCATCAATAATTACACCTAAACCAAGTCCAATTGGTTCTAGTGCACCTGCTGTAATTCTAAGTACTAATGCTTCTTTAATGGATACTTTACCACCTCCACTGCCACCGCTTTTAAGTGCTTTGACAAGTTCATCCATTTTTTTATATAAATCACCGCCAACAGAAACAGACACTGCAGTTTCTTTGGTATTGGCAGCAACTTGATCAAGCGCTTTGGATTGTGCACCTAATCTTTCAAATGCTGTTGCTAAAAATGGTGGAATTAATAAAGCCAATTGTTTTGTGTCTTTTTTAGGTATAAGACAAACGCTACTGTATTGTAGCGTTTGTCCATACTCTTTATATATCTTTAGAATTTAGGCATCTTCATAGAAGGTGCTTTCATTCCCTGGATCTTAGGCATCGCCGGCGCTTTATATTTAGAGCTCATATCACTCTGTTGTTTCGCTGACTGTTCTTCCTGATCCTTATTCTGATTATTTTTCTCTTTAATGTATTCCGAGAGATTTTTTAAGTAGTACCAAAATTCATAGTAATACATATTCTCGATCTCTGACGGTTGCATTCTGAGATGTATGCCCAGATAGAACTTAGTCTTAAAGTAATTCTCCAGCGAGATCTGAAATAATGAAAAGACTTTTGATGCCACCTGGGAAGTCAAGAGGGGCTTTTGCGATCTCCCCGTCGTATTCCATTTCTAATGTAGTTTCAACTCCAATTTTCATTTTTTCTGCAAGTCTATAGATTACCATAAACTTATTTTGATCCCATGATTTATAATCAACTTCTAAGCTAAAAATTCTAGGCAAATTCAATTGTCTCCAATCTGGTGTGATATAAGGCAATACTTGAATAAATGCTTTATCGAACTCAACTTCTTTTTCTTGACGATCTTTAAGATACTTAGTGATCTCTTGCATTACACCAATTGAAGGTGGACGCATTCTAACTTCACCAGCAGATCTAGTCTTGATAACATAAGTTCTTTCTTTAGAACTATAATAAGCTTCGATTTCATTAGGTACTTGCGTTGCTACTAAATATCTAGAAGATAATTCAATATCTACTGCAATTTTAGTGTGTTCAGTTTTACCTTTAAGAATCAATTTGTTTTCTGGTTCAGGGAATGTAAGATCTCTAATACTTAATAAGAGTACAATTCTGTCTTCTTCTAAAATATCTTTGTAAGATAATCTTTTTTCGTCTGCTGTAATTTGAGTACACATTTCTACGATGTGATTCAATTTCTCTTCCATGTCAATATAATTATTTTCATCCATTGTTGAGAAATGTCTGATCTCAGCAGCTCTCGCCGATCTGATTTTAATAATAGTACCGTGTGGGTAGAATTTACCTTTTGATGGCAATTCTTCTTGATCAAGTATCATCCATCCTAGAAATTGGTCTGCAGATTTTTCAGGTCTTGCTTGACCAAAATTATCCATGCTAACTTTACCCAATCCTCTTGATTCTACAGCGCTTAACATATCAACTACAACTTCTTCGTTGTCATGTTGATTAGCTATAGGATTATTAATTTGATCTTTAGCTTCTAACATTGCTGCAGCAGCTTCTTCTTTGTTTAATTCTTCGCTCATTTTATTTGTTGTTTAGGTTTTTAATTTTATTTTTTACGTACGACTGTTGTTCAACTGATTTAATACTTAATTCTTTTTTTATTAAGTCTCTAATCCATGCACTAACAGATATTGGCCTTGCTTCGGTATCTATAGCATCGTTTAAGATACATCGATTAACCGCAGCCACTTCATCTTCTGTAAGAAGAACTTGAAGTTTTTTAATTAGTTTGTGGTTATTCATAATATTTTGATATGTTAATAATATATTATATTTATCTTGCAAAAAATAAGAAGGTAATTTTCATCACCTTCTTATTATATTAAGTGTTTATTAGTTTACTTCTTCTGCGTATACATCAGATCTCCAAGTGATTTCTAATGTTTGAACGTCAGCTGCTGAATAGTCTAATTGATCTGTAAATCCAAGACCTGAAGTGATGAAGCAATCATCTAATGTGATTTTTCTCCAAATATCACCTTCTCTATTGAATTGTACAATTACAATTGTTCCTACGTAATTCTTTTTCAAGCCCATTTCACCAGTTTCTGGATTATATTGTGCTCTGTACCATTGACGTAATGTTTTGTATAAGTACGCTTGGTTAGCGTCATTTAAGTTCAATGAAAAGTTTACAGTAACATCGATTGAAGTATTGTCTACCATACCAGCGAATGATCTAGTAGCAAATTTATACTTTTGTTCGATTGCAGCAACTTCTTTGTGTAAAGCTGCAAGACCTGAGATTGTGTTTACGTGTTGTAATAACAATTCTTGTCCAGTTACTCCATCAGGAGGTAAGATAGTCACCTCAAACAGGTTAGCCTGTACTGGTTCGAAGTTCTTTCCTTTCTTCTGTGTTTGATCTTCTGAATAATGTGGTAAAGCCATAGTTTTTATGTGTTTATTTTATATATCTTATTTTATTATGCAAAGTTTCCGGTTGCAATTTCTCCCGTGTTCAAGATAGTTACTCTCGATACTAAGATTTCAAGACCTTTAACTGGCTCAACAAATGTATCTAAAATACCCATGTTATTATCGATTACTTCATTTGTATTGTTTGTTCCGTCCATGATGTTTCTATAGTCGTATACACCTCCGTCTTTTTTAACTGATTCCATAAATGAATCTGCTAAAGTTTTAATCTCTAATCTTGTTTGAGCTGTATTGAATTCAAATAAGTAGTTTTTCAAGATTTCTGCTAAACCATCTTCAATGTAGATCATTGCTTCTCTTACGTGAGCTGAAGACAATGCTGATTGAATTGATTGTTGTGCAGTTTTATTACCTTTGATAGTCAAACCAACACCTCTTTCGAATACGATTGGGTTAATACCAAATGGCTCTAAGAAATCTCTATCTGTTTTATCAAATGCAAATTCTAATCCTTGTACACCTGTACCACCTACAACACCTCTTCTAGGTCCTGCGATGATTGACCATGGTAATGCATCTAAATATTTATCAACATAGTTGTTAGATACGTAAGCTGCTGGTGGAATAACTTTAGTTCTACCATTTTCAATTACATTAAGTCCTGGTGAATAGTAGAAACCGAAGTTTGCACCTTCATTGATACTTGGTAATGTATAGATTGCAGTAGGATTAAGTTCTAAATTACCTCCAGTTGCTACTAATCTTGTTTCAAATGATCCAGTATTTGTATCTAAGAAAGAAGGATTAGTTGCTGCTTTAAATTCTTTCACCATTGGTGCGTTAAGAATTGCAGAAGCATTTTGTCTTTCTTTACAAAGAGATGTAATTTCTTCTTTGTTAAGGATTCCTCCGTTTTCTAATGAACCGAAAGTATCTACAACATATCTGAATGTGATAGCATCTTTGTCAATCAATGTGTTTGATAAACCATTACCTGGTTTTAATTGAGTTAATAAAGTTGCAATTGATTTATCTGCTTGTGTTGCTGCAGCTAAAGGGAACATAGTGTAAGTAGTTGTACTTTCTTCATATCTCTTAAGTGCGTATGCTGGTCTAGAAGATACTGGTCTATGACATTCAAATGTATAGAAGTTAGATCCAGATTCAGTAGTTTTGATAATTCTTTTGATTCTTGCTAATTTACCACCATCTGCAGGTACATACATACCAACTTTAACATCAGTCCAATCAAATGTATCATTTGCTAAAGTAGCAGATAATACAAATTTACCTGTAGCTAAATCTGAGAAACCGTAGTCATCTACTAATGTAGGTAACATAACTGCTCTTGAGTTTGGCTCAATTGTAGTATATTCAAATGTATGTGATTCTGTTCTTATTCTTGCAGTAATTGAAGTAGCTGAAGCTGTAGCATAAGTTGAGCTAAATGATTCACCACCAGCTGCAGTAATTTTTACAACATTACCACCAATAGTTGGATGTAATTCAGTTACTGTTGAAATTGCAACATAATCTGTATTGTTAGCTCCTAATAAGAAGTTACCTGGGATAAGACTTCCTGGTGTAGTTAATATAGCTGTTGGACATGCGATTAAGATTTCACCTGCAACAACTGTAATAGGTCCAGCACCAAAAGTAGCTGGAGTTCCAGCGTTAAAACTTTCATAAGTTGATTTTCTAATAGCTGATTCAGTTTCGATAACTACATCTGCACCGTCTTGTGAAATTGATACAATTGGTGTATATTCACCAACAATATCAGCTCTTAAGAAACCTGCTTCTGTAATACCTTCTGAAGTTAAATCTAAAACACTAGCGTCAACTACTGTTAATTGATTACCATCAACGATTAATGTATTTTCAATTGCGATAGTTTCAGATAAAGCATCTTGCTCAACTCTGTGAGAAAGAACTTTATAATCTTGATAGATGTTAAAACCATTACCAACTAAATCTATAGATGCTAATGCTTCTTCGTTAATTGCACAGAATAAACCTGTTCTTCTTGCTTCCAAGTTGATCAAAGTTTCAATATACAATAAATTACCTTCTTGATCTTGGAATTCAGGAATAACTGATCCAGTGTATTGTGCTACTAAACTAACTTCTCTTAATGCAGTGAATTTAGCTAATTGATCTCTAAATAAACCTTTTTCGCTAAAGTAAGCACCGTAAGTTGGGTCATTGTTTAAAATTGTAGCGTCGTAGTGTCCTTTATATACGAATACATCTACCATGTAGTCTGATACGTAATCTAAATCTTCGATACCTTCTGGTACATTACCTTCACCATACCATTGTCTAGCTGTCATTTCAAAACCTGCAGTATTAGCAGCTTGTCTGATGATAACTGAAATAGGTTCTTGTTTGATGTTTGCGAAAGTAATTGCATTTGAAGAATCATCTGCAATATTTCCAGCAGCTTGTAATGTTTTAATGTCTGAAGGAACCCAGAATTTATCAGTGTCAAAAATGTCACTGTATTGAACAGAAGCTTCTCTTGCTGCTAAACCTTCGATAGAAGAATTAGTTACTGGAGATACTAATGCAACTCTGTCTGCTGCATCTGCTGCAGTTAAGTTCAAAGCCAAGATAGGTCCTCTTGAAAGAGTCTCTAAACATGATCTATGAAAGTACATTCCTTTCTTTTCTAAAGACGCATCAATACTACCAAAAACTTGAACGAATTGTTCAGTGTTTTCAATAAATACCGGAGTGTTGTATGGACCTTTTTTAGATCTACCAACAACAAGTCTAATAGTCTCAGCTGGAATATTAACTGTTTGCGATTTGTCAAACTCTAGACGATATACGCCTGAGCTTTTGAACTGTAATAATTGAGGACTTAATGCCATAGTTGTTATTATTTATTTTTTTTACTTTTATTATATATCTATTCTCTTTTCGAAATTTATATCAAATCATATATGTCATACTGTAAATCTCCATCAAATGAACTATCTTTATATAAAATCTTTTCCATTTCTTCGTGTAAGTCAGGATCTATAAAATCTAGAAGCTCTTCTATATAATCGGCATAATCAGTGGTGTTAAAAAATTCAGTAGAACTAATCACAGTCATGATGGTATCATCATTTCCCATTTGAGCTCCATAACCACCTCTTGGTAAACCTCCAAAAAGACTTGCTTCATTTACAGTTGTTTCATCTGTTATATTTATCCTATTTATCTTATAAAGCTTTGCAAAATTTTGGCAAAATATAGCTTTGTTATCGGATTTTATTTTTATACCTGCTTTTAATGTCTTAGAATCATGACGGTGTCTAAACTTAACAACCATCTCATCATCAAAATCATTTTTCTGTGGAAATACTGATCTTAAGTATTGGAATAAAACAGAACCATATGTATTGTATTCCACAATCATCTTAACATTTTCATTATAAAATATCTCACATGATAATGTATATAAGACTTTTGCGAAATCCTCTATAACGTGTTCATTTGATCTAAATATTCCAATTTGATTTATTTTAAAGAAATCATACATCGCTCCTGGATTTGTAGCATTGTTAATCTCTTCTTTATTCATAGGCACTACTTGAAATATATTAATAACTGAATAGTCACCTCCATTTCCTTCTGCGATATCTACTGAAAATAACCAGAAATTTTCTGGATCTTTTGTAGTTTCTATATCGAATCTAGGATCCCACATTAAAAAGTCTTTAACATCAATTGAAATATAATCAAATTCGTCAAAATCATGATAAACATATTTTTGCATACGTTTACGCATTTTCTTTAAATCTATAGGATCTAATAAAAGATTAGAAGACGAAACGAATTCATTTCCATACTGTCTATTAAATGCTTCAATAGTTCCTAAGTTACCTAATTCTCTTTGGTACCATGCATCATCTCTGTCTGGATGTTCCCACCAGTCAATACGCATTGCTTTGTATTCATTATCACCTCGATCTGCGGCTGCATAGATTTCATAAAATTTGTTAAATCCATTCGGTGTTGATGTAATAGTGATACGAGACACCTTAGATGCTGATAATGTAGGATAAACGTTTTCATAGAATGCATCCACAATTGTTGGGTGAATATGCGCAAACTCATCTAAGTATAAGTTATGAATTGTAAATCCAATACCTGCTTTAGATGTGGTAGCTTGTCCAACTAATCTACAACCATTATCACAACGAACGTTCATAACGTCATATTTGATAATTCCAGGTTTCATAAAGAATGGTACATTTTCAACTACAACTTTAGCCTTATCAATAATCTCTTTAGTTGAATCAGATTTGTTGGCTAAAAGTAGTGTATTTTTATCTGTATTAAAGATTAAGTACCATGCGTTAAAAATACTAGCTGTAACGGTTTTACCCATCTGTCTTGATGCCAATACAATGTTAAATCTTTCATTTTGAAAGTTTCTTAACATTCTTTTTTGATATTCTCTAAGTTTTACTTGTTGAATACCATTATCTGTCATTACTACTGCATATTTCTCTGCGAAATAAACAATATCTGTTGCGCATCGTGCTAATTCTGTAATCTCTTCATCAGTATATTCAAATACAATGTTACCTTTACGTAAGAAATTCTTACCTTCATAGAATGGCATAGCAACCTTAGGTCTAAAACCTTGGTCCATTGCGAGCATAAGGTCATTTACTTGTTTGGTAGACCAAACAATTTTATCTGACATTACATCACCCTCGTCTTTGGG